TATATCCTAAAGCATATAGTGGCAGCACTTCTTATACAACAAATGATATAATATATACAACTGAAAATAGTGATGAACTATTATGGATTTATCTAGGCTCAAATGGAACAGTATCTACCGCACCTGCAATAAACAGCTCACTATGGCAACTTATAAGAACTTATACTAAGTATACAAATAGAGTTTATAATACTAACCCAAATAATGAGCCACTACGAAATGAATATGTAGTTTATCCCGTCTCTGAGTGGAGTACAGATTCAAGTATTGATTTAGTAGATGTTTCACGATTGTGGAGAAATACGTATACAATATCTACTGCTAATGGTATTGCTCCTGCAGAAAATTCAACTTTTTGGGAGCAAGGAGATGTTTGTGGTAAATTATTAAAATCTTGTAAAGCTAGATATCAGTCACAACCACGTTACAATGGAACTGCAGTTCCTGCAGGAACACAAACAATACCCGCAGTACAAAAAGATACAAATAGATTATTACCTTTTGGAGGATTTCCGGGAAGCCGAAAGTTTAGATAATGGAGTTTATTGAGAATATTAAAGAACATTTTGAAAAAGAATACCCAAGAGAAGGATGTGGAGTATTAGCTGTAGTTAAAGGCAAGAAAAAGTGGATACCATGTACTAACGTAGCTAAAGATGATGAAGATTTTTTAATTGATTCACAAGAATACTTAAAATTATTACGAACTACAGATATAGTTGGGATAGTACATAGTCATCCAGACAGGCCATCAGATCCAACAAAAGTGGATATTGATTATTGTAATGCGTTAGGAATACCTTATTATATTTTTAGTTACCCTGACCTAGATCTAACAGTAGTTCAGCCAGAAAACAAAACTACTGATTTATATGGAAGAGAGTATCAGTTCGGGGTTACAGATTGTTTCGAAGCATTAAGAGATTATTTAGCAGCACAAAGTATTAATATTCCACCAAGAGCAATGTTTGAAGATGATTGGTGGGAGAAAGATTTGGATTATTTTACAGAAGAAACAATTAAAGAATGGAATCACGAACCTGTTTCCTTAGATGATCTTCAGCCAAATGATGTTTTAATTTTTCAAATAATGGCAGCAAAGAATAACCATTGTGGAGTGTATATTGGAAATGATATATTTTATCATCATGCAGTACATAGATTATCATGTAGAGAAAGTTTATACCCAATGTGGTATGAGTCATTAACTGGGGCATATAGATATGTTGCGTAAAGTTTATTTAGAAGGCGAACTTGGTGCTAAATTTGGAAAAAGTTTTAGTGTCAAGGCAGAAACTATGCGAGACGTTTTTTCGTGTTTAGATGCTAACTCAGAAGGTTTTAAAAAATACTTAATAGATTGCCACGAAAAGAATATCGGATTCACAATAGACATAGCAGATAAATCTATTGAACATGAACCAGAATTATTGCTTCCTTTAAAAGATGGAGACGTAGTTGTTACTCCTGTTCCAGCAGGTTCAAAAGGTATAGGAAAAATACTAACGGCGATGGCAGTTATGGCACTTGTAGTTATGGCCCCTTATGCAGCCCCCGGAGCTTTTGGTACTATTACGGGAACTGCAGCCACTCAAGCAGCAGGAGGATTAGCAATAGGAGCAGTCGGCACAGCAACCTCATTTAGTGCAGCAATGACATTAACAGGTAGTTTTACAGGAGCCATAGGAGCAAGTATTTCAGCAGCAGGAATGTTAGGAACAATGGGAATGGGACTTGCAACAAATTTAGCAATGCAAGGCTTAAATAAAATAATGGCTCCAGACCCCGGACAGGATGCAGACCAAGAATCATCTTATATGTTTAATGGAGCAGAGCAGAATATTATTGAAGGAGATCCTGTTCCAGTTTTATATGGACAATTACGCGTTCCAGGACAACCAATAGTTTTTGATACAATCGGAGGTGATGATCCCAATATAGTTAGCGGTAATGAAATTAGTTGGATGAGCGAGCAAAATATGATATTTAGAGATCACGGGGAGGCGGAAACATAATGGCAGCGCCATCGATATATGCTAGAGATAGACGACGTTTTGCATGGGCAAATACTTATAAAGCCAGATTAGGATTTCGGTGGCAAACAGTATCAGTAACAGATTTAATCTCAGAAGGACCAGTTGAGGGTTTAGTAAATGTAGAAAGCTCAGTATATTTAGATGGAGACCCTATTCTTGATACTTCTATAGAATCCTCATTTTATGACTCTTCTCTTAGTATTACTGTTAATGCTACTGGGGCTAATGCTGCAACAACTGTCTACAAAGGAGGCAATACAACCACATCACAATTTGCAGATATTGGACCTACAAAAGACGGAAAAACCCATAGATTTTTATTTATATACGATCTTTTAAAAAGAACCGATTTAGTTATTAAAAATATACAGCAATCAGGAAATGTTGGATATGGAGGTGCTTATTTAGAGCTTAATTCGCCCAATTATGCCTTTTCTCATTCATTACGTCAGCAAAACGGAAGCGTAATTAATGGTCATATAAGAGTTAGAATTTTTAAAGGATTAGAACTACAAGAATACTATATCGACAGAGTACAGGCCATACAAGGTGGAAAGCATATTGGACCTGCTGGTGGTGTAGCAGATATTAGTATAACTAATGGAGGTGCGAATTATACTAGTGTTCCTAGTGTTGCATTTAGTGCTCCTTCGAGCGGAACAACTGCTACAGGAACGCCTGTGCTAACTAACGGCGCAGTTACAGATATTATAATAACTGAGCATGGATCTGGCTATACTTCGGCACCCACTCTTACATTCTCAGGAGGAAACGGTACCGGAGCAGCCGGAACGTGCACTTTAAGTTCTGGCAGTGGAAATTTTCTAAAGTTAAATCTCTTAGGTACTACAGGAACTGGAATAGTAGATTTGTTTGACCCAGAAATTGATCTTGAGAGACAGGTTACTGGATCATTCGACATAGCTCTTAAATGCAAACTTAGTGATACAAAAGTCATAACTGTTGATAATAATGTTTGGTCCGCTGTTATTGGAACTAATAATGCAACCTCAAAGAAATTTTCATTAAGTGGTACTATTGATACAGAAAGAAAAGCACCTAAACATGTTAGTAGTAGTGTACAGTTTCGTACCGGAACTCTAACACAACCGCCGTTACGTCAATTAGCAGGAGTAGGAACTTCTAGTTTTGCAGTAGAGATGAGTGCTACTAATTCCGGTAATTTTGTAGTTGAAGGAAAACATTATGGTAGTAAGCATGGAACTACAAATTATTTTAGAAACGATTTTGGTCCTACTCCTTTAACTGAAACTTTTATCAATGCCACCACTGTAGGTGATGGCAATAATGATAGTGATAATGACAATAGAATAAACTTATCCTCAAGAAGAATACAGTTTAGTAGTGCAGGATTGACTGAAGGACAAATATCTGAAATTGATCAATTACGTGTTCAGTGGAGATATCCAGGAGGTTTATACCATACTTCTGGAAGTAAGGGAGATTTTGGAGCCTCCGCAGCACATGAGATACATGTATATTTTAAACGTGATGGCGTATGGATGTTATCCGATGATGATCAATATGTTATAGAACATTATATAGACTATGCTAAAACAAAATCTGCTTTCTCTAAAGGAGCAACAGTAGATCTTGAGAAATTTCAACCGTTTGAAGATATTATATTTCATTTTACTCGATTGACTCCTACAGGATCAGATAATGCTGTCAAAGGCGGTAAGTGGGACGGTAGATATGCTTATGGAGCAAATATAGGCGGAAAAGTTGGATTAGGAGACGATCAAGAAAATGAACGTGTTGTTGCAGATACTAGTGCTTTAACATCAGTAGTTGCTATAATTAAAGAAAAATTAAACTACCCCCATACTGCTTTAGCGGCTGTTACATTTAATTCTAGAGACTATTCTAACTTACCTACTCGTAATTATGAAGTAAAAGGTAAAAGAGTTAAAATCCCTTCAAATTACACTCCAAGACATCTGACTTCTGACGGAAAAACCGCCACTTATACCAAACTCTGGGATGGAACTTTTAGTGATGAGAATACTACTAATCAGAGCGGACTTGAGCAAGGAGTTTACTATACTGATAATCCTGCGTGGGTTTTCTATGATATGCTTACTAATGACAGGTATGGCTTAGGTAGTTATTTAGAAGTTGTTGATATTGATAAATTTTCTTTATATAAAATAGCAAAATATTGTGATGAATTAGTTCCAGATGGAAAAGGGGGCACGGAGCCTCGTTTTACTGCAAATCTCTACTTAACAAAAGCCACTGATTCATACAAAGTTTTAAAAGATATTGCCACTATTTTTAGAGGTATGTTGTATTGGGTGAATGGAGAAATTTTAACAATTCAGGATGCTCCTACCGCCCCCGTTTATAATTTCGGAAAAGCAAATATTATAGATGGAAAGATAAAAACGGAAACTACAGGAAGTAAAACTAGAGCTAATCAAATAATTGTTAGTTGGAATAATCCTGACTCTGCTTATAAGTTAGAGCCTTTAATTGTTGAAGACCGACAAAATATTCTTGAAACCGGACGTATAATAAAAGAGGAAGCAAATGCTTTTGGTTGCATATCAGAAGGACAAGCAGTTAGATATGGAAGATGGAAACTATGGACAGCAGTAAATCAAACAGAATTAATAAGTTTTTCTAGTGGACAAAATGCTGCGTTTCTTGCTCCAGGAGACGTAATAAATGTTGAAAATAGTGATGACTTTGGTAGTATGCTTAGTGGCAGAATTTCGTCTGCAGAAACAGTTACACTCAGCGGAGTTGATCATAGTAGAGTAACTCTTGATAGAAATATTGCAACAGAATCTAATTATAGCTTTCTTTCTGGAGATACTTATACTTTCTCAGTTCTAGTAGATACTAGAAAAGTTATACTAGCTCAAGAAAGCGCTAATATTACAAATAATGCCGGTTCTCCTGTTACAACCACTTATGCTAGAGGAGACGAAATAGAGCAGGCCTGGGTACCTACTGCAACAAATAGTGCTACATTATCTTTTACTGATCTTGTAGCGACCACCCTAACGGACGACGATATAAAGAAACGAATTATAGTAGCACAGACAAAACAAACAGGAGGCGAAAACGTATTATTAGAATTAGTAAATGGTTCAAATGTAGAAACCTTAAAATTTAATTCAGCAGATATTGATAATACAGGAACTAAAAGTATAATTACTTTTGACGATATGAGTAGTACTCAAGATCGTGTATTCTCAGGTACTTTTTCAGATGATTCTATATGGGCTATAAAGCATGTTAAAGCAACTGGAGAAGTTGTTGCAGAGTCTTACAAAGAATATAAAATACTCGCAATTTCAGAGAATGATAAGAAAGTCTTTGATATTACTGCCGCAGAGTACAGTACTGATAAATTTAATTCTGTTGATTTTGATTTTGAATTAGATGTTCCTGATACTGTCTATCCTACAGAGGCTTTAGTTTGTCCAAGCCCTACTTCATTATATTTATTAAGAGTATCAGTTCCAGGTGGTGCAGATGAAATCCGTGCACAATGGAAGCGTCCTGTAAATTCAGATGGTACTATTTATAATGATATGACAGGATACCAAGTAAAAATAGATCCTAATCCTTTACCTACCGCTGATTATATTGAAATTAATAACCCAGAAACTTTATCCACAGAGTTATCATTAGAAAATGGAGGATACTCTATAGCGGTAAGAGCTGTAGGGGATAGTCGATTTAGTTCTTGGGTTTATGCCGAGGTTGATGTTAGAGACCCTTACGGAGTAGATCCAACTTTACCCAGAGTGGCAGGAATGGTACTTGGTGCAAAAACAGATTTTGAAGAGCATAGTATTACTGGTTCTTTATTTAAGTTATTACGCAGCCAGTGGGCTTTACTTAGTAATTCAGACTATGAAACAATTGCTCTTACTAATCCTAGTCCTAGTACAGCTATTACTTTTTCCCAAGAATTATCCTTTATGCAACATGCCAGTATAGAGACTGCTTTTATTTTATTTGATAGAAGTCCAATTAGTTCTAATAACTATCTATTACTTGGTGCTATTCATACCAAAGTCTATGAAAATACCTCTATAGAGCTGTGGTATGACGTGGAAGCGTATGCTCCTTCAAGTGGTAATGCATCAGAAAATAATAACTGGGAGTATACTAACTTAAGTGTTACTGTTGGAACAGGTGCCGACGATAATCTTGTTAGTAGAACGTCAGGATCAGCAACTACTTTTAATAATGCTTTTTATGTTGGAGATGTAATAAGAATTTTTGTTGGAAATAAATATTATGCTGCGAAAGTAGCTTATATTGAAGATGATGATACATTATATACTGATCGACCTCTTAATACTACAGATTCTGTACTTACAGTAACCGGTAATTCTACAACAAAATCAATAGCTAGACCTTATTACCGCCCAGATTTTGTTCAAGATGCAATAATGGTTGAAATAACGAGAGACGATAGTAATAATACTTATAGTGTAACAGATGAATGGTTAGATGTTCTTCCAGGTATAAGAGGTAGATCAGTTACAGCAACACCCACTTTGCATACAATTAACTATGATGCAAATACCAATATGATTACTGATCCTGATCAATATAACTTTATTGATTTGGATGCTCATGCGGTTAATTTTCTGAGTCCAGTATTTAAAGTAACTGGAGATTTTCAATCCGGTGGAGGAGGTAATGTTGATACAAGTTTCACAGGTCCTACTTCTGGAACAAAGTATAATAAGCGTCTACAAGGGGATGTTACTATTCCTTACAATAATGGTGTTCCTCTCGTATTTACAGTTACAGTACAAGAGGAAAATGATGCTAGTAAAGAGCAGACAACCACTGTAAGTATTGGTAAAATTAGACAAGGACTCGCAGGTGCATCAACGGCTGTTGTTTACTTATATAAAAATGCTTCTTCTGCTCCTAATACAAGTAATATTCCTCAAGTAACCGTTACTCTTAGTGGTACTGGAGGAGGCACTATTACTTCGGCAGTAGGAGGTATTAGTTCTTATCAAATTGCAAGCACGGGGTGGTATACCCGACCACAGACTCCTAGTAGCGGAGAGAAGCAATATGTAACTGCCGCGAGTGCAAATAATACTGGAACTACTGATACGATTGAGCAAAGTGAGTGGGCAACTCCAGTACAGTTTTCAGGTGCAGATGGTGCTGCAGGTTTAAGTAAAGCGATAGTTGAAGCATATTTAATAACTTCTACAGTACCTAGTTTGAATAGTGATAGAGAAGTTACAAATATTAATAAACCTAATGTAGGTATAACCTACTATTTTGATCCTGCCGATAATAGCGATTCTCATTATAGTACAACAGATTGGTACAGCGGAAACCCTGATTTAGACTGGGGACCTGGTATAAAAAGTATTGATAGTACAAATAAATACTTACTTAAATCTACAGCTGTAGCATTAGCAAGCGGAACAAGTGATTCTATTGCAAGCAGTGAGTGGTCAGATCCGGTTGTTGTTGCACAGTTTGGCGATGACGGGGCAACTGGAGTTCCTGGAAAAAGAACTATATCTGTAAATATGTATCATACAGCGGGAGTAACAAAAGGAGGAACAGCTCCTACAGTTCCTGCGAATAGCTCTCATACTACGAATTTTGATACAGGAATAGTTACTGTGTCTGGGTTCTCTATGTCTGCTCCGGTTTTTGATGCAAACAAAGACTGGTATTATTATAGATTTACTTGTACAGAAGGAGGAACATATACAGGTAGCGCTTATCCAGATAGTGGACGTGTATTTAATCTTAGTCCAGCAGCAGGGCAATCCGCGGTTAAAACAATTGGATTTAGTGGATTAGTTACTTTTAGCGGTGGCGAACTACTAAATGCTGATGATAATAGTTCAGTATTTAATTATACTGCAATTAATGGATCTGCTATTACTACGGGTATAATTAAGTCTGCTAATACTACTACTACGACAAGTGACGGCTCCGTTTTTACAACAGGCACTGGTAGCGAGACTAATTATACTTATATTAATTTAACTAATGGGGCAATGGCTTCTAAAAACTTTAGACTTCAATCTGATGGAACGGCAGAGTTTAGGGGTCAATTAAAAGCAGATGGCTTCTCTGCAGGCAGCACTATGGGGTCTGCCGGAAGTCTAGTAATTGGAAATAAAGGTAGCGGGCCTTATATCGAATTGTTTGTGGGGTCACAATCAACCGGAGATGGTATTGGATCGGGGGATCGTCCAACAATGTTAATTCATGACGGTACTAGAACTCGTGTAAAACTGGGTTTCTTAGGTTAATATAAACCACTTCAAAAATAAAACTTGACTATTTATGTCCTTTGAGATATAATTTCAACATGGAGAAATGTAAATGAGTGCAGGAACATATAACTTAGTGATCGACCAAGGTTCTAGCTTTGCGTTAGACTTGATAATCAAGGAGGCAGGATCAGCTTTAAACTTGACTAACTACACAGGTCGAGCGCAGCTGCGAACTACCGTTACTGCTAGTTCTGTTTCTGCTACCTTTACTGTAACAAAAACAAACGCGGCAGAAGGCGCTTTAAAAATGGAACTTGCAGCGACAACTAGTGCGAGTCTAGCGGCTGGACAGTATGTTTATGATTTAGAAATTTTTACTGCAAATGACGCAGTTGTAAAAAGAATTTTACAAGGAGATGTAACCCTTACACCAGAAGTAACACGATGAGTACTCAGACCACACTAGAAATAACGGAAAGCGTTACAGAAGTTACTGTAACCGGTACTTCTACAACTGTTTCAATTACTGATGATGTTACAGATGTTCAAGCCTATACCCTTGCAGTACCTATTAGTGTTCCAGGTCAGTTAGCTGCAGAGAATGTAATTGTTACTCCTTATAATACTATTGCATCAACAAATTTACAAACAGTATTACAAGGATTAGCAGACCAAGATTTTCGTGGTGCAAGTGCTCCTACTGGTTCTACTGTTTCTGAAGGAGATACATGGTATGATACCGACGATGACCAACTTAAAGTCTATAGAGAAACAAGTTCTGGAAATTTTGCATGGGTTCCAATAATGGTTGGAAACATTTCAGCTGACTCAGATACGGTAGACGCAGGATCCTATTAGGATATTCGGAGCAATAATAAATGTCTCAGACAATTCAAATCAAAAGAAGTACCGGCACGGGCAAGCCTACCACTGTAGCACAAGGAGAACTCTTCTATGCTTATGGAAGTGGAGGAACTTATGGTAAACGGCTTGCTATAGGACATGTCGATGGTGGAGGAAGCACTCCAGAAATTATTGGTGGTTCTCATTTTACCGACATGCTTGATCATACCGCTGGAACACTAACGGCAAGTAGTGCTTTAATTGTTGATTCTGGGTCTTTTATTGACGAACTTAAATTAAAAGCACAGGGAGAGTTAAAACTTTTTGAAGCCACTGCAAATGGTACAAATTATCTAGCACTAAAAGCTCCTGCAACAGTTGGAAGCGACTTAACTTATACTCTTCCTGCTTCTGTAACTAATGGGCACATATTATCTACAAATGGATCAGGTGTACTAAGTTGGGTAGCTAATCCTACGGATTTAACAATTGCAGCAGATAGTGGATCAAATGATACTGTTACTGTTGGAACTGATACTTTAACATTTGAAGGTACTACAAATGAAATTGAGACTGCTGTCTCAAATAATAAAATTACGATTGGACTTCCAAATAATGTAGTAATTTCAGGAAATCTTACGGTGTCTGGCACAACTACTACCGTTTCTTCTACAACGATTACTGCAGCAGACTCTATGTTATCTCTTGCAACTGGAAATAATTCATCTGACGCAATAGATATTGGTTTTTATGGATTATATGACGATTCTGGTTCTCAAGATGAGTATTCAGGATTTTTTCGTGATGCAACCGACCAAAAATGGAAAATATTTAAAAATTTACAGTCTGAACCAACAACTACTGTAAATATAACTGGAACAGGATATGCGGTAGCAACAATTGTTGCACATCTTGAAGATACGAATACAAATATTACAGGTGGATCAATTACAGGTATTACTGATCTTGCAGTAGGAGACGGTGGAACAGGACTTTCAGCAGTAGCAAAAGGATCTATATTAGCAGCAAATACAGCAAATGTGCTTACAGCTGTTGATGGCGGTGGATCAACAGATAAAG